CCTATAACGACAGTGCTAATACAATCAGCCTCTCAATTGGCCAGGACGTTGCCACCAACGCAGCAGTTACCTTTGGTAGCGTAGCAACTGGAGCAATAACACTTGATTCTGGAACTGGTGAACTTAATACTTCAACTCAAGTAGTTACCGTGAACACGGTCACAACAGTTGATAGCTTTGATAAGACAGTTTACAGAACAGCTAAGTACCTTGTTCAAGTAACCCAGGGATCAAAGTACACAACTTCTGAAGTTCTTTTGGCTCATGATGGTACTGATTCCTATATGTCGGAGTATGCAGTAATTGAGCTTGGAGCATCAAGAATACCAATGACTGTATCAACTTCAATTTCTTCAGGAAACGTATTATTAAGAGTTACGATTACAGATGCCGCATCAACAAATGCAACAGTCAAGGTAGCAAGAACGCTTATAGCAGTGTGATATAATAGTAATTAAGTTTTAAAATATAAAACTAGAGGGACAGTGAACTTTAGTGGCTAATAAAGATTTCATAGTAAAAAATAGTCTTATTGTTGGCTCTACCGTAACAATCAACGGTATTGAGCTAGATCTGGCTGGAATCACTACCGGTCAAGTATTAACCTATAATGGTAGTAAGCTTTCTGCTACAAATATAGCAGACACACTGCCATCAAATATATCTTCTTATTCACAGACTATTGGCAATGGATCCAGTAGTACATTTACCATAACACACAATCTAGGCACAAAAGATGTTGTTGTTTTAGTTTCATCTACAGGTAATGAATACGATGATAGTGCAACTCCTCAATTAATTCCGGCATCCAATATAGAGGTTAGATGGGAATCTGCTACTGATAATTCTATTTTTTTAGAGTTTGAAAAAGCACCGATAAGTAATTCTAGAAAAGTTTTAATTTTTTCTGCTGGTTCAGAAGTTTATTATTCAGAAATAATTGGTGATGGTGTTAGTTCTTCCATAGAATTAAATCACAACCTAGGATCCAGAGAAGCCGTTGTAGTTGTTTACAATGCTAGCTCTCCCTATGAAGTTGTAGAAGTAGCAGTTCAAGCCTACTCTACTCAAAAAATAATTTTAGACTTCTCTAAAGCTCCTCAAACGAATTCTTTAATAGCTTGTGTATTTTTGCCATTAAATGGTTATTCTTATGGAGAAATGATTGGTAATAACAGTAGTAAAACTTTTACCATAAATCATAAATTAAATACACTAGATATAGGAATTATTTCAAGAGATACTAGCGGCTTATTTGATTTTCCTAAAGTAAGATATGAGTTGATAGATGAAAACAATGTAAAACTATATTATTCATCTGCTCCTGCAAATAATTCAAGATACATTACGGTTTACGCTGGTTTAGGTGGAAGAATAAACATTCCATCATTTGATGATATCTCAGTAGATGTTCCACCCACACCCTCTAGCTCCGGAAATATTGGAGATATGGCTTGGGATGAATCTTTCATATACATATGCATAGCTACAAATACTTGGAAGAGATCCGCTTTGACAACTTGGTAATAAGTTGCTATAATTGTTTCTATGTCTGCAGAAGAGCAACAAATAAAAATAAACCCTCGGTAAGACTTCTCATGATGAAGAAATAGTTTCACATTTAGTGATTAATGGATTTACAATTAATCCAATAAAAGATAAAAAGGTATTTGAAACCTTTATTAATTCTTTATGCGAAAATTATGATCAAAAACATTTTTGCGATCACCGACCCCATCTTAAAATAATACATAAACACTATTTAGGAAAACAAATAGGAGAACCTTCGATCTCATATATATCAAATGAATCGTTTAAAGGTTTAATTCGGATTTGCAGTACTAGACAATGGTTATTTTGTTATAAAAATTTGGGACGATATTTATCCAGCTGAAATTCAATTTGATTTATACCTAGATGAAAAAATGGAAGATTGTTCAACAATAATTGATCATCTATCGTGTCCCGCAAAACCATTTGATGGAATGGGTATGTTTAATCACACTTACTCATTAACTCATTCTGTAAAAAATAAAACGTTTATTTCTAAACATAATAATAAAACACCAATGTATTTTGTTAATGAAGAATATAACGAAATAGAACTTAATAGACAAGGTGAAAATTATTCTATAATTTTAAATCAATTAAAAGAGATTGAATGTCATTTTTGCACTTTGGAAGGTAATAATTTAATCTTCATTGATTACCCAAGAAAAATTGTAGCAGTATGTAATAATCATATAAGTAATGGTTCAAAAAAAGAACTTAGCTCTGTATCCATAAAACTTAACTCTGAATCCGAAGAAGATATCGATCTAAGACGCGTAATAAGCCCACAGATTAAAAAAATAACAAATATCATAGATGGTGAGATTATTACACAAAATATATATGTAACAGATCTTGACCTGGACTAAAAAGTACTATATAATAGATTGTATGCCCGTAGAAGAACAACCAATAAATATAACAATATCCAAAGAACAACTTGAGAACTGGCACGTTTTTTTTGCCCTTCCATGTTATGACTCTCATGTAACTGAACCTTTCATGATGAGCTTCTTGCAAACAGCTCTTTATTTTAAAGAGATTGGTTTAAAGTATTCAGTCTGTACAATTTCAGATTCTTTGATTAACCGCGCAAGAAATAACCTTGTTGCTAAGTTCATGGGAAATCCAGATTATACTCATATGATATTTATTGACGTAGATCTTCAGTTTGATAAAGAATCAGTTTTAAAACTTTTATGGCATGATAAAGACGTCATGACTGCATCATATCCAATTAAAGAAATAAGCTGGGATAAAGTAAAAGAAGCTGCACAAGCAGATCTTCCAGCTAGTGATTTAATGGAGTATTCCACTAGGTACGTGGTGCATATGACAAAGCCAGGAGAAAATCAATTAAATATTGATAATGGTGCAATCGAATGTTATGAAGCCGGAACTGGCTTTATGCTAATGAAGCGTCAAGTATTTGATAAGATGTTTAAAAAATATAAAAAGCTCAAATACACCGATGACACTGGGGCTCTAACTGGATTAGAAAGAGAAAATTCTTATGCTCTTTTTAATTCGTACGTAGATGATGATGGCAGATTCTTATCTGAGGATTATGGTTTCTGCAGGTATTGGCAAAAGATGGGTGGAAAGATTTGGGTTGACCCAACTATTAATTTAACCCATTTTGGCCGCATAAAATACACTGGAAAAATGTTAGATTATTTAAAGAGAATAACACAATAATTTTCTAATTACTCCATTACTATATTCCTAGTTGTTTAAAGTATCACACTAGGAGAAACATGGCCCGCTTAAGAATTGAAACCGCCCCTGAAATTACAGTTTTTGATGAAGCCTTTATAGTTAAAGCAGCCGCTAATGCTACAGCGCCTTTAATTCAATTTCAGAACGCATCAGGAAACGTAGGCAACATATCAGCAAATGGAGTTTTAACAGTAGCTTCAGTCATTGCACAAAGTGCAGGAACAAGCTCTACAGACTTAGCCACAAGAGGTTATGTTGAATCATTAGCTGCTGGTATTAACTGGCATGAAGGAGTTCATGCAGCTACAACAACCGCTTTGCCATCATGTGTTTATGGAAATGGAACAGCAGGAGTTGAGGCATATCTTGAGGCTTCAGTAAATGGTGCTTTCCCAACCATAGATGGTGTAACTGTAGAACATCTTTTGCGTGTTTTAGTAAAAAATCAAGCAGATGCTAAGCAAAATGGTATTTATCAACTGTACACAGTAGGTAGTGGATCCACAAAATGGAAACTAGTACGTAGCAGTGATGCAAATAACAGCATAGCAGGACAGGTAGCACCTGGAGATTCCGTATACGTTTTATCTGGAACTACAAATGCTAATTCCGGTTTTGCTTTGACGTCTATCGGTACTGGAACCAATAGAGCAATAATCATTGGAACCGACAATATAACTTGGACACTTTTTGCTGGAGCTCAAACAGTTCTGGCAGGTAATGGAATACTTAAAACAGATCAAGTATATAGCGTAGTAGCTGAACCAAGTGCAGGAATCTCAGTCACTTCTAATGGAGTAGCTTTATCTACAGTAGCCGCAAACATTGGTTCTGGTGCAGAGACTACTTCTTTCCTTAGTAATGTAGCATTAGATGCTTATGGAAGAGTTACAAGTAAAGAGTTTTCAAACGTGTCATTTGCTGGATTTGCACCACTCGCAAATGCAACATTTACCGGCACCATCACCTTGCCAGCAACAACATCAATTGGTAATGTTACTGCAACAGAAATTGGATATGTAGACGGTGTAACATCCGCAATTCAAACTCAGATAGACCTTAAAGCGCCTCTTGCTAATCCTACGTTTACAGGAACAGTTGCGGGTATTACGAAATCAATGATCAGTCTTGGAAACGTTGATAATACTGCAGACTCTTCAAAGCCAGTTTCTACGGCACAACAAACAGCGTTAGACTTAAAAGCTAACATAGCATCACCAGATTTAACAGGAACTCCCACTGCACCAACAGCGAATGTTGCAACAAATACAACTCAGATTGCCACTACAGCTTTTGTTCGAGCAGAAGTTGCAGCACTTGTTAATAGTGCTCCAGCGACACTTGATACTTTAGGTGAAATTGCAACTTCACTTGCTAACAACGCTACTTTATCAACTACATTAACTGATGCAATTGCGCTTAAGGCTCCGTTAGCTAGTCCAACGTTCACTGGAACTGTAACACTACCTGCTAATACGGTAACAAGTACAATGATCGCAGAAGGAACAATCGTTAATGCCGATATATCAGCAACTGCTGCAATTGAGCAGAATAAGATTGCAGATACAATCTTAAATCAACAAGTAGCTTCTTATACACTTGTATTAGCTGATAAAAATAAATTAGTTGAAATAAGCAACGCTTCAGCTAATACTTTAACAGTTCCGCCTAACTCTTCAGTAGCCTTTCCTATAGGTTCAACTATTACAATTTTACAAACTGGAGCAGGTCAATGCACATTGACAGCTGGTGCTGGAGTAACGGTTAACGGAACTCCAGGACTTAAGTTGCGTACAACTTGGTCGTCTGCTACACTTATTAAGCGCGCAACTGATACATGGGTTGCCCTAGGAGATATGGTAGCATAACATGACAGTTAACAACAATGAAGGTCCAAAGTCTAAAAGAAAAAGAGCTAAGCCTACAATAGCTGCACGGAACCGCTAAGGCTACAGCCAATACTACAATCACAAATGCAGGCTTTACTGTTGGATCAGTAACAACAACCCCAACACAAAATTCAGGTTTAAATGATGTTGTAACTCCAGCTCTTACCGACGAGACAGTAACAATATTGGGAACAGCTATCGACTATACTGTTGGAGCTTTTTCTCCTCCAACATTTTTTGGTCCACCAGCGTTCTTTGCTCCTCCAGGATTCTTTGCTCCTCCGGGATTCTTTGGTCCTCCGGGGTTCTTTTCTCCTCCGGGATTCTTTGGTCCTCCGGGATTCTTTGTTCCTCCAGCTTTTAAATAAAGCTAAAAAGATTTAACAGCGTAAAAAGCTGGAATAACCCATCTAGTTCCAGATAATACTGGAGTTACTCCGTGAATATAATTCACGTCTCCCGGATGAGAAACGGCCATACCAGCTACTGGTCTTAGTTTCTTTTTATGTTGAGTGTAGAATAGTTCTCCGCCAATATAATCATCATTAATATAAAATAATGAATTAATATCATAGTCAGGAAAAGCATTAGGTCTTCCATCCTGCAGCTGCTTGTCAGCATGTGCTATCTGAAAATCTCCTGGTCTCCAGCAAACAATTACCGGTGGTCTTTTCTCGACAAAACAATTATAATTTTTATTTATTTTTTCAGTCATTTTATCTATATAAAAATCAATTAAGTCATAGATGTCTCTATCTAGTTTTTTTACTATATAGGAACTACAAGTTCTATTCAACCAAACATCAGCACCATATTTAATGGTGCCGTCCTCATGGTATTCACTTTCTTTTGAATTATCCCATTCATCTATTTTTTTTACAAAATTTTGTAGAGACAATAAATCTGTTTCATCAATAAAATTTTCTATAATTTTGATATTATTAGGAGAGTCTCCAAATGTTCCAGGTAAAACCTTCCAGGGTTTTTCTTCAGTTATCTGTTCATTGAACATGAGCACCTTCTTAAGCGTTGTGGTATACTGAGATATATAAAAGTATACCATACTAAGAAAGTAAAGGTAGTCCTGTGGATCTCAATGCTCAGTGTGTTTATGACCCTAGATTAGGCATAGTATTATATAAAAATGCACTAGTTAATTCGCCAGCTATTATAGATAGGCTTGAAAACGGACTTCAACAAAGTTTTAATCCAAGATTTAAATGGTCTTTAGCTACAACAGGTGACGAGAATATTGATACTAGTTATAGAAATTGTAGTGATTTTAAGATTCATCCAGATAATACTAAATGGGAAATGTTTCCAGAAATAGAAGATATAAAAAATATAACATTTGAGATTAAAGACATTCTTATGTGCGCATTATATGATTATGAAGTAAGGTATCCTGCTGCTAATAAAATGGATTTTATGGAAAGTTTTAACTTTGTTAAATATGGTCCGGGAGAATACTTTAAGCCACACACAGACCATGGGTTTAGCTACAACGCTACAGTATCTTGTGTCCTGTATTTAAATGACGACTATGATGGTGGAGAATTAGCATTTAATAGTTTAGGTTTCAAAATTAAACCTAAGGCTGGGGATTTAATATTTTTTCCTTCAAATTATATATTTGTACACAGTTCAGAGCCAGTTACTTCGGGAATGAAATATTCAGTAGTAACAATGTTTGATTATAATGAAAGAACACATAAAAATTTTCAATATGGCTATAACCTAGACGGTTCTCTCGCTGATCCCAACGCAGGACGCGGACCAAGATTTACTGATAAAATAGTGCAACCGCTAAAACAACTTGATGCAGACTATAGATTAATTGGAGCATAAATGACAAAAGTAACATTATCAAGAACACATCATAATTCAGTTGAAATAAAACAATCTCGCCTCAAGAGAGATTGGATGGACAATACATATAATAAACACGCCTACCAGTGCACTCCTGTAACCACGGCAAATGTTAGCGGATGGGAAATGATTCTTCCAGAAGAATTGGTCGTGATTTGGGATGGAGGACCTAGTCCAGCAAGAATAATTAGCGGTGGTGTTCATAATGGTTTTCAATTTGCTCATTCAAACATACATGGGATGATATCAATTGCAACTGGTTGGGCAATAAACACAGAAGAAGGCTACAGTCTGTGGACAACTGGTTCACCAAACTATTATGTAGATGGTGCTTCACCAATGACCGCTAGTATCCCAAGTAGTTGGTGGCCAGATGAGGTGCAAACAAATTGGGTAATCCATAAAGTAAATGAACCAGTTATATTTCCTAAGGGAAGTCCATTTTTATTTTTTACCATTTATCCAACAGACTTACTGCCAAGCGTTGAGTTTGAAGTTATCAATAGGTGGGATGATAAAGAGTTAGAAGAATCAAGAAGAAAATATAACGATTTAAAAATAAAAAATTCACAAGAAAAACCATGGACATGGGTAAAAGGAATAAAAACTGGCGTAGACGCAGATGGTAAAAAAATTGGTCCAGTAACCAAGGGAATTCTAAAGTTGAATGAATTAGACAATGTAGTAGGAGAAAATAATTATGATGAACTTCAATGACGTTGAAGGAAAGCATTTGGGTGGTGGAGTTGTTCTGTTCGAGAACGCAGCATCCGTAGATTGGGATTGGATGTATAAATTCTGTGAAAGAAGTATAGAACAAGAAAAAGCAGAAATGTATTCACTTACTACTCATCCAAATACCGGTGAAGAAGTCTACGTTAATAATAGTGGTTATTATTTTCCTATTGAGACGATTGAAGAAATGCCGTATAGAGCAACGAGAATACATAGAGACAAAGAACTTCAAGCGATGAAAACATTAGCTTTTATTGATGAAGTTAAATATAAGTGTTTATTAAAATATATAGAAATGTTTCCTTTAGTATATAAATGTGTTTGGTGGCAAAGTAGGGGTCACATAACACAATATAAATCAAATATTTATATGGGCCCACATGCAGACATACAAACAGATTACATGTATGGTGTTCCACATCCGAGCCAACAATTAGCTATGAAAAATGTGGTTGGTACAATATTCTACATTAACGACAGTGTTAAATCAGAGAGTGAACTTAACGGAAAGAATTTTACGGGTGGTTCTCATTACTTTCCTTATTTGGATATAGAGTATACTCCTAAAAGGGGAGATGTATTAATGTTTCCTAGTGATTATATGGCAGCCCATCAGGTAAGGCCAACTGGCGGCGGCGTAAGATACGCTTACCTAGGTTGGTATTGTCATGGTAGCCCAAATAAAGAATTAAATGAAAATGTTCTTGATCCATTAGAAGACCCAGCAAATTCTACAATGGCAGTAAATGTTTATCTTCCATTTCTTAGACAAGACTACTTAAAGCAGATTGAAGGAAAAGGATATAAAGAGGAATCAATGCAGTATCTTGTAGCTTTAAATATGGAGCAATATTAATGTCTAATATTTCAAAAGAAGAACTTGATTTAATCAAGGAAAAAACTTGTGTATATTTAACAAAATCTATTCACAAATTATGTTTTTTGCTTGGTAAAGATCCAGAAAAAGCAATGACATCAGAATCATTAAACGATCTCTTAGATGCAGAAGATGTATCTAGAATGCAAATAGATGCAATTACCTCACTATATAACCAGGTAACTGCATTAAAAAAACTTAATTAATATGAAACCAAAAGAAATTAGCGAAGAACTCATTCATGAGTTTACAGAAAAAATGGATGATGTAGTGCCTTCATATTCTGAAGAAGATGAAAACATTGTAATGGAAAACGGTGGCACAACTAGAGAATATGTTTTAACAAACGACTTTGCTGAAATGAATAGATATATAATACTTCCTTTGTCTCCAGGTATAGAAGATCTAATATGACCTATAACGCAATTGATGATCTAGCATATATAGATAAGCAGATTATCTTTTATCTCTACTGCATTGGTTTTGACGGCGCTAAAATAGATTCTTATAATATAGATGAAATCATAGCTGCTACTAGATCTATAACCTTGGCTCCAATAGATGATGTTGAATCTGGTAAATTAAATTTAGGTCAAGATCTTTCTTATTTATATTTAAAAAATCAAAGAATCTCATTAATAGGAAACATAAGAAGATTATGGCACATGCGTCAGATAGCAATGGGGGCAATCAAATATGATGTATGAAAAAGATTATTTCGATAATTTAGTTAACTTAATTAAGTATGTAGATGTGGAATCTATTGATGAATCAATAAAAAAAAGTAAAAATGTTAAAAACTATTTAGATACTTTATCTTTAGATAAAAGAAAAATAGCTGCAGGGATGGATTTCTTAATTTGGTATTTTGATGTATTTAGTCAAGAAACTCATTTCTGGAACACTAATCAAGCATACTACTATGCGGCTAACACTCATGAGTTTGGGTTCTTAACCGCTAATCCTAAAACATCTTTAATGACCCTCCCAGCATTTAATACAGGACTAGTTAGATTGATGCAAAAAAGATCAAAGCTAACACTCCTTAATAATTATCAATTAAATCTATTTGAAAGAATAATAAAAAAAGATAATGAAGATTGGGATTATAATACCATTTCGATGCAAGATATAGAGTCAAGTAATGCCGGGACCTATGATTTTATCTGTATGAGCATACATGACGTTTTACATGATCCTGAATTAGTAGTTAAATTTTATAACATGCTAAACAAAAATGGCACCATAATGATGCTCTATACTGGAACTGATTCTCTATATAAAGATGAGTCTGTTTTTACAGATTTTTACGAAGTTCACGAGTATCTTAAAAATATAGAGAATTCTTGCGTTTACCATAATCCAACCGGGGCCGCTGTTACATATGCAGTAAAACTGTAGTACTATATATATTATGATTATTATAGACAAATACATAAAAGATCAGATTCTATTAGATGAAATTAAATATACCAAAGACTTTTTCCCGGAGTCAATGGGTGATGAAGATCGCATTGCAATTGTTTTAAATGGATATCATGATGAGTTATCCGATTGTTTTGCCCCTTATATGTTCTGGGATGGGTGGCATAAGTCTGAGGCAAATACACCAAGGAAAAGATTAATTAAAGCAATCTGGGAAAATAATCTTCCTTTTCCAATTGAGGAATTGTGCGGATTTGAGTATTGGACTAGGACTTTCAAGCCAGGACAATTCTTAGATGTTCACGTAGATGAGGATACTTTTCTATACGCAGATACCAAAATCTTCAGAGGGCCAAAAATTGGATGTGTGTACTATCCGGAAACAAATGATGTTGTTGGTGGCTTCTTAGAGCTTCACCCTAAAGCTGTATCAGAAGACACTCCAAACGCCCTTGAGAGAGAAAATATGGATACACTAGTTGTTCCAATTGAACTCAGAGAAAGAATAGCCTGTCTGCCAAATAGGTTAATTATTTTCGATGCTGGTCACGTTATACACAATACAACCCCGCCAATTTCCGGGGTGAGAAGGGTTGTGGTTATCAACGTTTGGCACAGGGATAGTCCCCCAATAGCCTTAAAGGCTAACAAGTTTTATTACGAATAATAATTCAACTTTATATCATTACTATATAGTTAATACTTTTTAAAGGACATTTATGTTATATAATGACATTATTGACTATAACCAATCTGGTATTCAATACAATGGAACTATTGTTTTAATAATAGAGGGAATATCAAATCCTGTCATTTTAAATGATATAAAAGTTAACTTTGGTGGAAAAGAAGACTATTCAGTAGCTTCTTCAATAGGCGTAATAAGTGTAGATTTAGCTCCAACTGGAGTAATAACAATACAAGCTCTTGAAAAAGAAGGAGCTGCGCTTATTCAAGCAAGTGAAATAACCATACATTCTGGCACGCTTATTAGTATCCAGTATCAGAGTGAATAACCTCACCAACACAATTTAAAGTACTACTATATAAATATCTACTTTTTAAAGAGGGAAAAATGGCAAATATACTAGTCAATGATACTGTACGTCTAAAGGTTAAGTTCATTGACGTAGATGCGAATGGTAATCAGGTAGAAGTTTCTCCCGTATCGGTTTCTATGAGCATAACGAATTCAAGTAATGTGCTAATAATATCAGCTACTCCCGCTTCCCTTAGTAGCTCTGAATTTTACTATGACTATACCCCATCAGCACCTGGCACGTATAAGGTTTCTTTTAATGGTATTTTAGCAAATAATACTACGATTAGTGTTAATCAGCAGATATATGTGAGCACTCCGACAGAAGATTATAAGCCAACAGTCTTCTTGAGAGAAGATGAAATAATAGCTTTTGCAGCGGATATAGAGCCATTGTATCTTGATCCGGAGCAACTCCTCCCGTATTTCCCTGACGCTTCCCTTTTGGAAATAGGTGAATTTGTACATAACTATTCTATAGAAATAAAGAATATATTTAAATTATTAGAAACTGAAGATGGAACAAATATTCCATTTACAGCATTTGAATATGTAAGAGCAGCCACCTGTTGTGAGCTGACAAGAGTTTATGGAAATGGCGGAGATGATGAGCTTTCGGTAAGGCTTGGCGATCTTTCGATAACTAACAAAAATTTACCTAGAAACACTTTAAGTAGAGCTAACGCTACCACTTGGTGTCAAATTGCAGCAATGCTTAGAAAAGAAATGTTAACATCAAAAGTTGGAATGAAAGCAGTTCAACCAAAAGGTTTACCAAGTCTTCCAACAATTGGAGCCGGAAGAACTATGGATCCATATACCGGATTGTCAGTTTACTACACTCCAAGAGACCTATATGGACCAACTCATATCCAGTCGCCAGACCAGAATCCAATTCCAGAAAGAGGAATAAGGAAGTATGATTGATCCAAAACGCACATTAAGCAATATACTGCGTAGTTGGGGTCACAATGTATTAGTTCAAAAAGTACTAGATCAGAAAACTATGACCTATAGCCAAAAGATGCAAAGGTATACCGTAAGAGCTGTATATCCGGGAGCTCAACGGATTTGCTAATATACTAGAAGAAAACATACAAGGCTTAACCGTTAGCTCTGAAGTGATATATTATTTTCAAGATACAGCAAATATTAAATCTGGTGATAGAATATATGAAGACTATTCAAGTGGTCAGCAAATTTTTTTAGTAGACTTTTCTGCTCCAGTAAGAGGTAGAGGCGGAAAAGTAGTTTACTGGGTTGCAGGTGCGACTAGAGAAAGTAAAAATTAAATGTTAAGAGTACACAATGGTCAGTTGGTAAAGTTTAGATTTGCCTTTTTGGTAAACGGTGAGTTCTACGACCCTTTAGATCAAGCTACTCCTGTAGATATATATGCAACAGTTTCAAGAGGTGATGGCAATATAATTCATTCTTCTACTTCATTGATTAATACAAGTTATCGAATTATATCAATAACACCACCAACTTCAATAGTGAGTGGTCACATTTCGGCAACATTTACATTTGATGTAGATCATAAGTTAGCCGCTGGAGATACCGTAATCATCTATGGTGTTGGCGGTGGATATAACGCAGAGTACATAATCACATCTGCACCAACTACAAAATCAGTAATAGCAAGGACAGCTGCTACTACCTTACCAAGTTTATCAAGCTATAACGCCGCAAAAGTGTATGCAAGAGCAGCTCTCAAAACAAATTCTTACTATGATAGACCATCAGGCTCTGAGTACGGCTTTTATTATAAAATTCCAGATACGCTTTTTGGCGGGACTTATACCGTCTCCATTCAATGTGCATACAACGATAGAACTCAGGTAATTGAACATCACTTTGAAGTATCTAGAAGTCAAATTGGTAGAGTCGGAAATATAGTATATAAAAAAATAGAAAATGGAGTGATAACTTTATCAACTGATATTGATCACAACTTATCATCTGGTGATCAAATTTCAATATCAGAAATAAGTGCAGCCTTTAACGGAAATCATTTTATCTCCTCAGTCCCAGCGAATAATAAATTTTCTATTAAAACAAATATTCCATTATCTAATGGAGAACAACTTACAACAGGAAAATATTCTGTCATCAATACAACTGGAGTATCTAAAGATTTAACAGGACCAACAACTGGTGCAAGTATTTCGAAGAGACCAATTTTTGATTCACTAGAAGAATATTATAATACCAATTCAATATTATTTATAGGTCATAGCGATGGAATCGAACTAAATCAAATTATAAAAATTAATTCAATTCAAGAAGCTACTAACCTATTGGGTGCAAATACTTCTTCTCCCCTTCTAAGAGGAATTCACGATGCGTTTAGTTGCGGAGCAAAGTCTATATTCATGATGGCTTCTGCGCCAATGTCAGAATATATTGATGATATTTCTCAAAGACTTATCGACATGCCAATACTTTTTTCAGCGGAAACAAATTCTAATGTAAACTTTTATGAAAAATATTATGAAAGACTAGCAGTAAGTTACGATATAGCAAAAGGGCTTGACTTCATTGACATAATAGTGCCACTCGAAACTTCGATGATAAATACTGGGTCTGTTGACTTTATAGCTCAACTAGCTGTTCATTGTTATTCTTTCAATAATGCTACTGGATATGTGCAAATGGGAATCATTGGTTCTAAAAATAATGGAACAAAAGACAGTGATGTTCAACTTCTAGAACAAAATACTAGACTTGTAAATAAATTTACCACTTACTCAATAAGTGGAGAAATAGAAAGTGATATAGGTAGATATATTATTCCCGTATACGGAGAATTAACTTTCAATCATATAGGTTTTGGAAGATCATATACGAGTTCAGCTGCAGCAGCATTTGCTGGAATGATGTCGTCAACTCCAGTCTATAATGGGATAATTAGAAAAAGAATACCAGGAGCATATTCTGTTTATGGTTCTAATTTATCTGGAGATTCATTAGCTAGGTTAGATAACCTCGGTGTCAATGTTGTGTACAGAACGCGCAAAGCACTAAGGGGTAATCCGTATGAAGTAAACATATCTAATGATTATACATTAGCTAATAAAAATAGCTCTTTTACAAAAGCTCCGCAAATGAGATTAGTAGCTATGGTTATAACTGAAATAAAAGCTATAGCAAATGATGGCATAGGAAAGAACGCAGAAGATAAAGTAATTTCACAAGTTAAAGCAATGCTTGATACGCTAGTATCTACTAGAACTATTAAGGATTATAAACTTCAATCATATGGATCTAAAACAGAAAGAGGAACTTTAATTTTTGAAATAAATTTAGTTTCTTCTCTTGGTTTAAAAAGTATTAATTTTTCCATAATTACAGGACCAGGAGCGTAGTATGCAGTCTTCATTCCCATTCCCAGGTAGCTTTAATGCTGACCAAGCACCAGGCAATAAGTGGGAGCAATATACGGAAAGTAGAGATAGGCTTCGAGAGCAAGATCCTAAGTATTATAATGATACTGATTCAAGGAGATCAAAAGCCGAAGGAAATTTAACCTATCTTGGATTTATCGAAGTTGTCAAAATGCTTTGGGAAAACTCATATCCAGACATTCCAATTGTTGCAACATTTGGAGGTAAGTTTGCATCTTACCCTTGTGTAGCCTATGGCCTTGAATTAAAGAGAGCTCATAATCAAGAACCCAAAATGCGATACAGAGATAAGGCTTTAGGTGAAGATGGTAAATATTACATTATAGAAGGTCAGCGTTTTCAGAACGTTGTCTCTTTTACCGTTATGGTTGAAGCCAATGCTGGCCAGTTGTCAGGCGATCAACAACGATATGCTGGGGCAGAAGTAGCTGATAGAGTTATGGAAATATTTGAAGATTTTATGTTGGAATACACTCCAGTTTTTAAGAGACTAGGGGCATCGGAACTCGTATATGCCAGAAGGGTTTCGGATACCGAAACAAACATGGACCAAACTGATGTAGTTAAAAGAACAGTTACATATTTGTTAACAACTGAAAAAATACATGTATCAGCAGTTGATAAGATTGAGTCAATTGTGGCCGATATACGCCAATGGGTTTCCTATGAAAAGGATCTAATAGAGCAGGCAGCTGCGACTCCTTCTTCGTATTACAATCCAGATATGAACATAGGTATTGTAGACTTATTCCAAAGTGCTACCCCGAACTCATAATATTTAGTAGAATACGTAAATCTAGTTAGTTTTTACAGGTACCCCATTACTATATCTTTCGAGTTAATCCAAAAAATCCCTGACTCGGAGGTTAAGAATAACATGGCTCTACCAGGTGTAAAAACAATAATTAAAGACCGCTTCTACAGCATCTCCCGTCAAGATAGTCCAGTCGGACCTAGAGTTGTGGTAATAGCAAAAAGATCAACAGCAGATGGAACGGGCAACGTTGCAGACCTTGACGTAGTTCAGTGTACAAATGAACAAGATGTCATCACTGCTTTTGGCGTTGATTCAGCTTGTCACAGAGCTTTTTTTGAGCTTGTTTCTGCAGGCGCAGAAAGAATCTATATGGTCCCACTGCCAAATGATACTACATGGAACCACACTACAGCTGCGGTAACAAGTAGCAATTTTGGTGGTAGCGTTCTCGATGCAATGTTTATTGCAGCAGAAGCTGCTCAGCCAGATATCATACTTCCTTGGGGAAGTGGTGCAAGAGCAGGACTCTGGGCAGCAACTCCTTCTGAAGCATTTTCTGCATCTGCCGATACAATTTACGGATTTCATGCAGACAACTCAGTAACAATTGGAAATAACTGGGCAGTAAAAATTGCTGATAAAGTTAAAGAAATCAATGAGAACAGTCATCCATGTTTCGCTGTTATGGGAACAAAGCCATATGTCGGCGCTAACGACGTAATGACTCCTGGACAAGTAACAACACACCTCGGCTTAACAACTCTTTCAGACAGAGATTCAGCAACAACATATAATGGAGTTGCTGCTAAGGAACTTGGAAGACACGTTGCAGTAATTGGTGTAGAGTTAAAGCCTGCAGGTTATCCAGCGGCATGGGGTTATTCAAATGGTGCATCAGTATTAACTGCTGCAGTTAGCAGAATGGCTTCATACACTTCGACTATAAACAAGACAGTTTACAACGTTGCAGCGCTAAGATATAATCCTAGCAAAACAACCTTGTTGGCAATGACCAATAAGGGTGTAAACTCAATCATGTTAAACTTCAATAGAGCTCCAGTCTTCACAGATGGTGTAACATTTGCTGGTTCTAGTTCAGACTACACAAGACTGACAACACTGAGAATTGTTAACGAAGCAATGTTAGTTGTCCGTCAGAGCTGTCAGAAGTTCATTGGTCAACCTTCAACTATTCAAGTTAGAAACTCAATGGAAACCTCGATTACTTCATCCCTTAGAGGAATGCAGCAGTTGGGTGCCATCTTAGATAGCGATTTCAACATTAGATACATCGCTGAAGAAAACAAAGCACTTATTGACCTAGTTATAACACCTGCATTTGAACTTAGAAACATCGAAGTCCAAATGTCAGTTGAACTTGGTTAATATCATATAAAAACACTGCAAATTTATATACCGATTAGGAGGGTAATATGGCAGGCGAATACTACGACAGTCCAGTAAACAAGTATCTCAATACTTATACAACATTTTCTGGTGCTGATATTGTTGCCACTTTTGGTGGCGTTGAAATCGGAGCTCTTTCGGGAATCACTTTTTCGGTGACAAGAGAAAAGGCGCCAATTTATACAATGGGTTCACCAAACCCACGTTCATTTTCAAGAGGTAAAAGAGGTATTGCTGGTTCGTTAATATTCACAGTATTTGACCGCCCAGCTCTGTACCAGATGCTTGAGACACATCATAACTCTTCTTCGGAAATGAAGTTTTTCACAAGAGCTCATAATACACTTCCTGGCGATCCAAGCCACAAGAGAGGTATTGCTGAAGTAACAAATCAAACAAGAGACGTAGTTAGCAAGACACCATACTATGCAGACCAAATCCCACCATTCGATATTACAATCACATTTGTTAACGAATATGGCCAAGCTGCTGTTAGATCAATCTATGGTGTTGAACTGTTGAATGAAGGTTCAGGAGCTTCGATGGATGACATTGTTATCGAAGAGACAATGACATACGTTGCTCGTGAAATTGGTCCAATGTATAAGATTACAACGGATAATCTTAACAGATTCAACTCAGATGACCTAGGTTCATTAATCAGCAAAGATGCAGTGACATCTAGCGGATTAAACAGCGAGATAATTAGACCATAATTATAATCAAATAAGTATAGTAGTAATTAGATAGTGGAGGACTTGGTGTAGGACCAATCCTCCACTATTTTATTTTTAAGGAATAACATGGCATTTAACAAAGAAAATGTATCAGATATAGCGAATCTCACAACTATATCATCAAGAAAAAATAGACTCTCCATCTATGAAGAGGGTGTAAAAGAATTTAGAAGAGATAATAATCTTCCAGATCCATTTTCTGATATGTCATTTTCTGGTGCAGATATAACAGCTACAATCATTATTCCTAAAATTGGAGAAAATGGATTCATTTCCAATGAAGGCGATGTGCTAGAAATGGCAGAGCTTCAAACAATATCCTATTCAATGCACAGGGAAAACTCTCCAGTAAGAACACTTGGCCATGTTAACCCAAGAGGATTTGTCAAAGGTGCTAGAACTATAGCTGGAAGCATGATATTCACTCAGTTTAACGAGTACGCATTTTATAGAATAGAAAGTTATAGAAAAATTCTTTCCGATAGCAAGGGCTACTTTGCACCATTGGCAGACATGTTGCCACCATTTGATATTGTATTTACCTTCTTTAACGAATACGGCTTGGCAGCAAAAATGAAAATATTTGGTGTTACCCTTGTGGATGAGGGTGGTACTATGTCAATAGACGACTTAATTACTGAGCAAACTTATACGTATATGGCTAGAGGGCTACAGCCTCTGGTACAATTAGATACGGCTCGTGATGACCTTAGATACCCAGATGGATATCAAGCTCAACAAAACGAGAGATTAAGAATATCAACAAATGCTTTTGGAGATAGAGTCGAAGATTATAAGAATTTTATTGAAAGAATATATTCACCGCCTACAATCGTTTAAGGTTTAAGTATGACAAGTCCATATAGAGCTATTCCATATAGACCATTTAGTGGCTATATTCCATACGAGGATACCGTCTCAACTAACCCTGGTTTAGGAAATAAGAACGGAACATTTGATCCCCTTAGTGCAGAATTAGATCTTTATTGGGCTGGTGGCAAAACTACTGGGGATCCTCGTTTTAGTAATTATTATGACTACTTTTTCTCCGGTGAAGATGTAAAAGTATATATCGATGGTTTGTTTGATCCAAAAGATGAACTAGATATAGCTGGATTTGGTTTTTTAATTAAACAAGAAAAGCAAGCAGTCTATGGATTCTGGTCATACAACTTTGATGCCATGATGAATGGATCCAGAATAATAACTGGTCAGTTTTCTTTATACTCAAGATACCCTAGAAGGATGACACACCTTCTAGAAGAGGCAGCAAGAGTTAGAAGCTTCTCTGCATCGGGTAAATCTGATAACTCTGGAGTTGTATCTGTTTTAAGATCACAAAATGAATCAAGAACAGATGAAGAAAACATACAGAAATATTGGGCCAATAGTCAGTTAGATAGAATAACTACTGATCCAGCAATAAGCACATCTTCAGCAGATGGCCAACATAACATCTTTAGCGCTCATCCTCCATTTAACTTCGTTATAGTCTACGGGGTAGAGGAATCCAGTTTGAGCCCCGTAGGAGTCACGGAGAACGCTTCTACGGCCTCTGTAGAGCAGAGAGACAACTTGGACAGGATAATATCTACTGATATCAATGAGCGAAAAGTTAAGATGGCCGATAACAAGACCCCAATGAAGATTGTTTTACAAAATGTACATCTCATGCAAATGAGCACAGAATACCAAAGCGGAGGATCTCCTTTAATAGAGACTTATAGCTTTGTGGCTAGGGACTTTTATCTTACAGAAGCAGAATCTGGCTTTAATCCATATACTGGTAAGACGTTTGTTACAACAGAGCCACAGGCTTCTAATGCTACAAAATCCGTGGTTGAGAGTCCATTGGTAAACAGGACTGAAAGTACTTTGCAAAGATAATAATTTTAATATATACATGATATGATATAATGTAACTTGAAACAATATAAGGAGAAATAATGTCTGAGAAGAGAAAAGTTGTAGTTAGACAAGATAAAGAAATGGCAGAAGAAATTTCTGCTGATTCAGTTGATATTTTTTTAGAAACCGATGAACCACAAGATGGTGACATCATTGTATCTGATTATTCAGATGAACAAATCCCTGTTGAGCAGGCCACAACAGTTGAGGAATTAGCAGATGATCAAGTTATTTTTGATAACGGTCCTACAGCTGGACAAATCAAAGCATGGAAGAAACAGTACGGCGAAGTATATGTAACTTCTATTTCATTCGATAAGCATATCATATGGCGTGTTCTTTCCAGAATTGAATATAAGCAGCTTGTTAAGAAGATGGAAACCCTAATGCAAGCTGGTCAGCTATCTAATGCAGAGGCAAATATGTGGAACGAAGAAGCAATTTCAGAACTTTGCATTTTGTTCCCATCTTATGACAAGCAAGCTCTCACCGGTGACATGGCAGGTCTTCCTTCTCTTATCTCACAAGAAGTCTTAGAAGCTTCTGGATTCGTCGCCTTAGAGGTTAGACAACTCTAAGATGTTAGATGCAGGAATTCTTTTTGAGCTAAAGAAAAAACACGGTTCAATATTTCAAACAGAAATAAAACGGATCTGAGATAGTATTTAAAGAGCTAAGTTTTTCTGAGTTTGATAAAGTTGCAGCGTACAAGAGTACAGCTGGTATGTCGTCTGCTGACGCAGAAGATGAAATTATTAAAGCCTCTGTAGTTTATCCTGAAGACTTTGATTTAAATAAATTTCCGCCTGGAGCCATAAGTTCTTTAGCTGAGCAGATAGTCGAATTTTCTGGCTTCGCATCAGCACGCACGGCTAAACGAATTTTAGAAGAAAAAAGAGTAGTAGCTAATCACGTTAGAGGCTTAATGAAAGCCTTTGTTCTGGCTACTATACATACAGATACTCCAGAATTTCTAGATTCGCTAACCTATTCAAAGCTAGCGGAAAGAGTTGCATTAGCAGAAAAGATAATTGAAGTCCAGCAAGCAATTGCTGGAATAGAATCTACTAACGTATCTCTATCCCTGATAGATCCTCAGGAAGAAAGAGAAAAAGAGAATCTATCAGCAGCTAGGCACAATGCATCTAAGGTTGAAGGATCTGCAACATATAGTGACCCCATTGCTCAAAAACTATGGGGTATGAGCAGGTAAGATAGGATAAGAGGGGGTGACCAATGCAGAGAGATAGAGGGCCGATCCATAATATTGGATTTGGCGTAACTTCTAGGGAATTCACCACCGGAGACGATACTCAAAATGGTCCATCTCCAGATTCTGGTTACGTTAGTAGAGCCCTAGAAGGTAGACCACTAGTAAAGATGGCTTCAGCCATGATTGCAACTGGTGTTGCAGCCACAGTTGCTGGAAAATTTGTAAGAGGTGGTGGCCTAAAAATACGGAAAAGCTTTTACCGAAAGAGCAGCAGGATCTGCTGAAGGCAGCTTTATATCTAGGGCCAATTACGGTTTATTAAAAGCAAGAAGTATACTCGATGAACTTGAAGGAGTAACTCGTTTAGAAGAAGGAAAAACAAAATTAGTTTTTGATTCCGCTGGAAAACTTCAAACAGGTTACGAAGGACACAAGAGCGTTGTTAATGCTGGGTACGCATTTGGAGCAGAGCGCAAAGGCGCCTCATCAACCGCTACATGGCACTATAGAGATGAGCTTCAGCAGAGACTAGTTCGTCAAGCTAGAAGACTGCCGTACGAAGTACCTGCTTTCTATGCAGCAGATAAATATATAACTAAGCCATTATTTGGTAACGGTGAAGAAGATCTCGGACCAAAAAAGAAATGGTACGATCCATCTAGAGGTGTAGATATAGCTAAGGATTTAGCTAAAACAACTCTATTCCAAATGGGCGGATTCATGCTGCCAACAGCTGCGGCTGGTGCAGCAAAAGAAAGCTCATTAAATTTTTATAGAACAGCACAAGAAAGACTGATGGCAACAAACGCCACTGGTTATTCTACGATAAAAAATACAACAAAACATGCTATATATGAAAAGTCTTTAAACCTAAAAGGAATACTTGAAGGTGTTGGTCACGATTTATTTAGCGTATTAGATAAGTCAATTAAGTTTTCGGAAAGATCATCTGGAGCTTTGTCAAGCGCATTTATCGCAATGACAGACATCCATAAGAACCCAGTTGCAGCTCTTTATTCACAGAGGCATGGTTCTACTCCAGCACCTGGTGGAGCAAAACCTCCTAGAAGACAGGTAGTGCAAGATTTAGCTAAAGATATATATAGAGGCAATAAAACAAAACTAAATCAAGTAGACGTAAATAAACCACTACAAGGAACGCAAATAGATTCAATGCTGGATCTGATTCCTGGTTATAAGGCAGTTAGACAAGGTGCAAAGTCAGCACATGAGCAATATCAAAAACTCTCCTTTGCTCAATCGTTTTTGGATAAACCTGGAACAAATTGGACTGAAATACAAAAGGGTTTTGGAAAAATTCTTGGAGTTGATAGAGCAACTCCATCTGGTGCTCGAGCAATAGACTCTTCACTCGGTGAATCAATATTAAATATTCAAAGAAAAAGATCATCAGATGTATTTAGTCTTTTAAATGAATTCAACACTAAAACAGGTGGAGAGGGACCAACAAGCACTTTCATAAAAATGTTGAGACAAGGTGCTTATAAAGATAGATTGGAGAAGCAGTTAATAGAAGGTGGGCTAGATGAATCTGTCGCCAAAAATTTTACTGCAAACCTTACTGTCAGTGATGACATCTATAGACTAGTTTCATCTAAGAAGACTGGTGGAAGTGTTAAAGAATCCATAAGCCCAACCGAACGATTGAGAATGGGTAAAGAAGAAATCGTTGGAGAAGATTTTTTTGGTCAATTAATTAATAGATTTAATTCTGGAAAATATGGAAAAAATAATCCAATACCAGATGTGTTTGACGCAGATAAACTAAGAAAAGCTGTAAAAGCAACAGATGACATTTTATTTGACGAAGCTTCATTTAGTCGCAAAGGTTTAAACGTTGGTATAAACACGGCAGCCGCACACGAGTCAGCTAGAACAGTTTTTGAAAAAGAAGTATTTTCTTCTGTATTAAAGCCGCAAAAATTAAACAGAGTAAATTATTTAGATGCAGCTGGAGATTCAGTTCAAGCAAGTCAGCTTAGAGCTGAGATGGCTAGAAGAGCTGGAAAAGTATTTGGCTTAGACGAGTCAATCTTAGGTGATGCAAATAAGCTGCAACAAGCATTAGGTGCTCGTGGAATAGATATAAGAAATGCCTCTCAACTTAGAGGCTACTTAATGAATAATAAAGAAATGGTCGCTGGTGAAACATCTGGATTAGCTGGACTTTTTGGATTAAAAGGTCTTACTGTAGACGATTTTCTAGATAGAGAAAAACTAGCTTACCAAACAATTACAGGCCAAATAACAGACCCATCACTTCAAAATTCTTTAACTAAAAATATACTAAGCGGAGATAATAGTGTTGAGCTAGGTATATTAAATAGAATTAAAACATCTTCTACTCAAACTACGTTAAGCAATGTTAAAGGATATTACACGTCGGGCGATCAGGTAGTAAACTTTAATCCAATTAGATCTGGAATTAGAAAAGTAACAGAAGCTTTAGCTACTGAAATTAAAGTTCCAGTTATTGGAATTAACCCAATGCAAATGCTGGGTTATAAAGATTTTGCTGGAATGGCAAAAGCTGGAAAATATCAAGTAACTTCAGGAGCAGCAAGTCAACCATTTGTTAAAGGTTCTAAGGCAGACTTCTATACATGGCATAGCACTGGTGGTTTTCTAGGGACAAAAGGAAGACTATATGGGCATACAGGCACTACTGCTACAGCTTTAGAGGGAACATATAGGCCAATCCCAACAGCGGTTTCATCAATGTTTACCAGCACCGCAGAACTAGCTGCAGGGCAAAGGACTCAGCAGAGTCGCACTGCAACAGGTGTGATGGGAAAAATCAGAGAGCGTTTAGATTACGCAGATGAACAACCAAACTCTTTATTTAGATTTTTTGGAAGACTAGTAAATAGACAAGCAGACGTAGAAAACGATGCTGTAATGGCCAAATTAATGTCTGGAGAAGTAGATGAGACATTTTCAATTGGCGGATTTGGAAAAAGGAAGAATTTACAATTACGTACAGAGTTAGATGATGCCGGAGAAATAGCTAGATATAATTTACTTGATGTTGATTCGGGAGCACAAGTAGCATCACATTCTCAGTTAATGGAATCATTTACTAGATTTGCAAATAGGCAATTAAGTTATGGAACAAACAAATCAGTTCAAAGAGAAGTGCTTGGTTCCTTTACGCCAGAAGATCTTGCTGGTCTTAGTGTCGATGATTTTGTTGGAATATCAACTCCAGCTCAAGCAAATAGAGTCTTTAGCGCATTAAATAATGTTTTAGAATCTCAAAGAAAATCACTGGCTACAGGAAATGAAACTGCTTTAAAGAGATATCAAGATGTAAGTAAGGCATTTGCTAGAATTAAATCTTTTGCAGATATAGATGATTTCTCGCAGCAATCAAAGATGTTTGAAAAATCATCTAGCATTGTAACTAAAGGCGATGAAATGTCGTCAGAAGTATTTAGATTTCTTCTAGAAAGAAAAGCAATACTAACTGGCGATCCATTAACGGTAATGCAGAATGTTACTTCTGCTGTAGATGATTTAGCTGCAAGAGGAATTATATCTTCTGCACAAAAAGCAGAAGCACAAGCTTCAACTTTGTCTACAATATTCAACCTAACAGCATTCGAAACGTATAGATTTAGTCCTGGAGCTGGAACTTCGTTAGCAAAAGAAAACCTAGAAGGAACACTGCAAAATCCTTTAAGAAGATTTCAAGAAACTAGAGATTTATTAAGTAAAGGTACTTTAAAGAGTTTATTAGATCCACACATTCAAGGTGATATAGTTACCACTGGTCAGTCTTCATTGGTATCTCAAATTGGTATAAATAAACCATTTGCTTTCTTTAAGAAAAATTTGGGAATGGGCAGATATGCCGAGAAACCTACTGCTAGTCCTTTATCTGGACAATCTGGTCCAGAAACATTTGCCTTTGTCCCAACGTTTGGAACAGCTCTTAAAAGGAATCCAAAAGCTGCACTGCTAAGTGCAACGGGAATAAAAACATATGGAAATGAAGAAGGTTTCTCTTTAGCATCTGTTCCAATATCTCATGGTTTTAATAGATTAAATAGATACTTTGGGAGCGTTGGTTCTAGTCTAGACGCAGATAATTTCCATGGTCCTCTGGATATGTATTTCAGAGGAATGAACGCGGAAAGGGTTTTACCTGCAGTTGCAATAGGAACTACTGCATTAGCTATAGATAGAACAGCAGGCGGATATACGCAGCGTAAAGATGAAAGAGGAGAAAGGGTATATTCTCCGCTAGTACTTGGTACAGCAGCTAGAGTTGGAGTAGAGGCGCAAGCTGCAATCTCTGGTGTTATTCCAGGTGGAATGGGCTACGGGCAAAAAAGACAGCAACTGTTGTCTGGCGAAGTGGCGATAAGAAAAGGAAGATACTGGCCTTTAGGTAATACAAAATTTAGTGGTGGAAAAATAGAATACTACAGACCATCTTGGTACAGAAGACTGCAAGGTGGAGCGATGTTTACATCAGACACCTATGGCAGTCCAATGGAAAAGATGTTATATTACAATGACTTTTCTCCATTAAGACCATTAGATCCTTATAGATTTGAAAAAAAGCATTATGAAGATAGACCTTATCCTGTAACTGGAGAATATTTTTCTGGTCCATTTGGCGCAGCTGTACCAATCTTAAATGCAACTGTAGGAAGAATCTTAAAACCACAAAAGGTAATGCACAAGCAGGAATTAGATAGAGCATTATCTAGTTATGTCCCAGTTGGCGCCAGCGGCGCCTACATGCCTCAGGAGACTCCTGGTAACGTTGGCTACGTAGAACAAAGGGATCCAGCTGTTAGCTATCCAGCAGCTCGTCCAGCACCGTATGGTGGAAAACCACTTAGGTTTATATCTCCACTTTCAGACTACGCTGAAGCAGCCGCTTCGTCTCCAATTGGGAGTACCGCTGGATCTTATAATATTTCTCGCTCAAACCAAGTATTAGCTAACAGTAGCGGATCACTTAACACCGCAAGACAATTAGTTCGTGGTCAATCAGGGGCACAAAACGATGCATTAGCTGCTGCCGCATATCAAAGAGTTCCCGTTTCTACACAAGTGCAACCAGTTCAATTTGGTCCACCAGCAGGACCTGGTATTATGCCAGCAAAAATTGTTGCAGCAGGAATGCCAATAAGATCTGGAAGTAATGAATTCTTATCTGGAGAACTTGGTTACAGACTGCAGGAAACATTTGGTATATATGGTTTTGCTGGTGGAAATATAAGATCTGCTTTTGGTTTTGGTTCATATGACTTTGAACCAGATAAATCAGTTTTACAATCAGCATCAAAAGCATATGGTACCACTAGAGCTTTTTGGGATTTAAACTTAGGTGGATTAGGAGACGTGCCTCTTCAATCTGATGGTGCTCTTGGAAATATTGAAGCTTCTGAAATAATAAGAAGGTTTATTCCAAAAGAAAGAACTAATGTTAATTTTATTAACCCGATTAAAAACACAATGGGCGAACAGTATCCGTTTCTTCCCAATAGCAGTAACTTCATTGACTTTACTACAGGTGATCCATTCACAAAAGTAAAAGAAGGTGAACTAAGACTACCTGGTGTGGGTTACGAAAGATTTAATAGAATTTATTCAGACTCCAGTGGAAGATATGGCGCAGTAAATCAATTAGATATCCTTGCTGACGTAGCTCCATATTCAAAAGAATTCAGAGCTTTGAATTCAAGAATAGATAAAATGGGATTAGGTGAAGACGAAAGAATTAAAGTTGGACAAATAAGAGCTCAGCAAAATGCAATAGAGAACAGTAAAACTGATTTTACTCCTTACACAGAATATTCCACTCTTGAAAAGATAGCTAATCCAATACGAACAATAAAAGAATCTGTACTACATACAGACAACTTTATTAACAACAAATTTACTGGTGAAAAAACAGCAACTGAAGATTGGGAAAGAAGAAACGTTTATGGTTCCACATTTCCCGAATGGCAAAAACCAGTTGAAAGTTTTATTAAACCAATTTATTATAAAGGAACTCAAAGAAATCCTCTTTTAGCTGCTGGAATAGGCGCATTTGCGCTTGGTTCATTTGGTAAAACCAAAAGAATGCAAACAGCGCTTGCAACTGTTGGCGCATTAACAACGGGTGGTTATTCAGCTCTTCAAAAGATGAAAGAAACTAGATACATTCCGATAAATAGAAAAAAAGAATTAGCTCTTGAAGAGTATACTGATATTCTAACTTATGTAAAAAATAGAACAGCTGCAGCCAGAGCAGAAAAAGTTGGAGATATAGAATCAGCTAAACAATTTATGTTAGCTAGTAAAAAAACAATGTATGGTGCAGACCTTAATACGCAATCAATAGATCAACTAGCAGCAGCAATACCAAAAAGAAAAAGAGAACACTTTAGAGCAATGCTTGAAGCTCCAAAAAGTGAGAGAGGTCGAATACTATCTACTGCTGGAAGATTAGAAAGAAGAATATACGAGGCTGCATGGGGT